CTTTCATATACATAATAAGTCATTACTCTAATACCAATGAACCTCGTTCTTTACACACGTTCTCAATGCACATTTTGCGAGAAACTGAAAACTGTTCTCGTAACTAACAACATTGGATATACGGAATACAAGCTGGGTTCTCACTTTACAAGAGAACAGTTTCTTGCTGAGTTTGGAAAGAATGCAACTTTCCCTAGAGTTCTTCGTGACGGAAAACTTATTGGTGGATGTACCGAGACTCTTAATCTTCTTCTTGCAGAAGGGAAGGTCGGCAAGACCCGTATCTAATGTGACATAAATATTTGAAGTTAAATTTAGGAGAGAAGGTTTCCATATTATTGGTCAATAAGACAGGAGGGAAACCATGTTAGCAGTATTAACAACATTCGTCATCATCGGAGCATTTGTACTCGGTATCATTGCTTCTTGGTTAGTGAAGGGTTACGTTGAAGATTACATTGATAACCTTAGGTATGCTAAGGCAATCACACATCCAGAAATGCTGGATGAAGATGGCAATCTTCTTCATGATGACCTACTTTACATTCGAACTGACCCAGATTATTGGGTAGATGAAGACGAAGATGATGAATAATTTATGAGGTAAATTATGCCACGCTCACTTGATAACAGTACAACACAACCATTGGTTAGTGAAATCTTACAAAAGGTACATAATGCAAAAACTAAAGCAGAAAAGATTAGTATTCTGCAGAAGTATAATTCACAAGCATTGCGTACAGTTTTAATTTGGAATTATGATGAGAGCGTAGTCTCTATGATTCCAGAAGGCGAAGTTCCTTATACGCCAAATGAAGCGCCTGCGGGAACTGAGCACACATCTTTGCTCAAAGAAGCAAGTAAGCTCTATTACTTTGTAAAGGGTGGAGCAGATAGTCTTCCTTCGTTGAAGAGGGAAACTATGTTTATTCAACTTCTTGAAGGTCTGCATAAAACCGATGCTGAGGTCTGTATTCTCGCAAAGGATAAAAAACTGCAAGACAAGTATCGAATTACAAAAACAGTAGTCTCTGAAGCGTTTCCCCAAATTAAATGGGGAGGACGCAGTTGATGTTCACCCAGGAAGAAATTATCCGAGTACAAAATAGGTACGGCATCAGATTTATCAAGACTCAATGCAAACCATTTGAAGCAGAAGATAAATCTCTACCAAGAGATTCTTATCTCATTACATCTATTGACGATAATGGTTCTCCATGGTATGATATTGTTCAAGGACTTCGCTCGAATATCTTTGATGCATACCATGATACTTTCCCATATTGTATTACGAAAATGGTATGGACAGAAGGAACTACCAATCCAAAAACATGGCAACCAAACAAAAAATGACTATCTTTTTGCATGATAAAAATGAAGAGTTAGATGAACCTTCTGATGAAGAACTAAAAGAGATTCAGTTGGAACAATCTAAACAAGAAGTTCGTGAAGCAACAGCAAAAATTATTGCGTTTTTTCTCAAACCATTGCTTATCATGTGGTTGTGGAATATGATTCTTCCTGGTCTTTTTGGAATCGCTGCAATTGGATATTTTAAATCACTAGGTCTGTATACACTTGTAACTCTTTTGATTAAATGATGGAACCTGTAAAACTTATCTCAGCAACTGCTGATGCTGAAAAATTGATTGCATACATTGCTCGGGTAAGTAATCCTAAAAACCAAACTAATTCAGACTTTGAAGGTCTGCTTAAATATTGCATTAAACATGGTCACTGGAGTGTCTTTGAACAGGCACACATGACTCTTGAAATTAATACAACTCGTGCTATCGCAGCACAGATTCTTCGACATAGGTCGTTTACATTTCAAGAATTTTCTCAACGTTACGCAGATAAAAATCTTTTGGGAGAAGACATTCCCATTCCAGAACTACGTCGTCAAGATACTAAGAATCGTCAGAACTCGATTGATGACATCGATGCTATCACACGAGCAAGATTTGAAGCAAAGATTGAAGAGCATTTCTATGCTGCTCAACATCTTTACAATGAGCTACTTGATGCTGGCATTGCTAAAGAGTGTGCTAGAATGATTCTACCCCTTTCTGCACCCACTCGCATTTACATGACGGGTTCAGTAAGGTCGTGGATACATTACATCGAACTTCGCTCTGGACATGGAACACAATCAGAACACATGGCTATTGCAGAGGGTGCTCGCCGTATCTTTAATTGTACGTTCCCAACCATCTCTCGTGCATTGGGTTGGTCTTGTCCTAATGGCGACTGCGACTGCGAGAGTGTCCAACCATCATTGAGGATTGATTAATGTACGAAGAACTAAATTGCTTTGAAGAAGCACTCAAACACTTCGGTACTCGGGTTGAAATCATCACTGCTATGGAAGTATCTAAAAGAATTAGTCCCGAAGATGCGTATCAGTTAATCAAAGACGAACTAAAAGAAGTTAAACGGTGTCGTAAATTGTACAAAAAAGAGGAGTGTTAATTATGCCTACCTACCCAGTAATAAATAAGGTCACAGGAGAGAAAAAAGAACTCTCTATGACTATGAAAGAATACGAAACTTGGAAAGGAGAAAATCCTGACTGGGATAAGGATTGGATGGCAGGTGTTGGTGGGGTAACCTATGGCACTCCTAAACAATCTCAAGGATTCAAAGAAGTGATGAGCAAAGTTCAAAAAGAACATCCACGCGCAAACTTGAGTCGATTTACTTAATATGGCAAGAGCAAGAAAACGCAATCTTAATGCACCTCCCGTCCCACCTGGTATGTCAGCAAAACAAATTCGTAGAAAAAAACCAATTGATAGTTCGTACTTGGTTAATATCAATCCAGTAACTCCGAACCAAGAGGTTGTCTTCCAGCAGTATTCACTGGGACAGAATCTTTTGCTTCATGGTGCTGCAGGTACTGGTAAAACCTTCTGTGCATTGTATCTTGCATTGCGTGAGGTACTTGACGAATCCACACCTTATGATAAAATATACATTGTAAGGTCACTGGTGCCAACTCGCGAGATTGGTTTCCTTCCTGGAGACCACGAAGATAAATCTTCTCTTTATCAGATTCCCTATAAGAACATGGTTAAATACATGTTCTCTATGCCTGATGACAATTCATTTGAGATGCTTTATGACAACCTTCGGGCACAAGAAACTATTTCTTTTTGGTCTACTTCTTTTATCCGTGGAGTTACTCTTGACAATTGTATTGTCATTGTCGATGAGTTCAGCAATTTGAATTTCCATGAACTCGATTCTATGATTACTCGCATTGGCGAAGATTCTAAGATTCTGTTCTGTGGAGATATTACTCAGTCTGACTTAGTAAAAGAGAATGAAAGGAATGGTATTCATGACTTCATTCGAATTCTTCAAACGATGAAAGAATTTTCCTGTGTAGAATTTGGTATCGACGATATCGTTCGCTCAGGTCTTGTTCGTTCCTACCTTATTGCCAAATATAATCTGAATCTGTGATGTTTGATTTTGTAAGCGTACCCAACCTACCATTTGACCCTGAGGTTGTGGAAAAAAATGGGGTGCGCTTATATAAGTTCCCTCATCAAGATAAATATTATCCAAGTGTAACTTCTGTAACTTCTTTTCAATCTAAGAAATCAATCTTAGAATGGAGAAAGAAAGTTGGAGAAGAAGAAGCCAATAAAATAAGTGGTAGAGCAACCTCTCGCGGTAACGATTTCCATGCTATTGTAGAAGAGCACTTCAAAGGTACTCTAGACCTACACAAGTATAACCACAATCCTCTCGCTCAAACCCTATTCCATTGTGCTAAAGCTACTCTTAATCGTATTTCTGACATACATTGCTTGGAAACCCCTCTCTATTCTGACCTCTTTTGTCTCGCGGGTAGGGTTGATTGCATTGCTAATTATGATGGCGAGCTTGCTGTAGTCGATTTTAAGACTTCTTCTAAAGAAAAGAAAGCGAATTGGATTGAAAATTATTTCGTACAAGAGTCTGCTTACGCTGCTATGTTTTACGAACTAACAGGGATTAGGGTTAAAAAAATTGTCACACTCATCGCAACAGAAGAAGGCTCTACTCAAGTATTTCAGAGGTACAATATTGATGACTATTTACAAGTACTTAAACGTTACATCCGAGAGTACAACAATGCAGAAAAGTGAAGACCCAAACAATAAGTTTCTCACGACTGCAAAGTTTTCGGAAGCAATTGAAACCATGGTGAAGGAGTCCAACGGACTACTTAATTACATCGATGCAGTAGTATCCTATTGCGAAGAGCACGAAATTGAGTTAGAATCTGTCAATAAACTCCTCTCCAAACCCCTTAAGGAACGCATCCGTCATGATGCGTGTAAACTTAACTACATTAAACAATCAAGCAAAGGTATCCTCCCACTATGACTGGATTTGAAGTGTATCAAATGTATCTCGCAATACGTTCTCACTTCACTCAACCTGAATATGATTTCTTTAAGTTTCGTGGCAAGACCAAAGCATCCTTAGCATCCTTTGATAAGAGAAAGGACTCTTACTTCTTTAAAAAACTTGCCACTAAACTACAAGACCGAGATGAAGTCTTGTATTTTTTAGTATCTAATTTTATTGCTGATAACA